TATTTGTGTAGTCAATATGACAAACAAATAAATCAAACCAATTATGAAACAGATTAACGAAACACTTTTGAACGTACTTATTCCAGTTTTATTTTTCGCTGCTATTTTTATTATTAACTTTTTAAACTATTAATTATGTCAGTATTAACATTAAACAAAATTACTAACGAAGTAAAATGTATTAAAGTATCAAGCATTTCAGCAATTGATAAAAACATTTATATAATCTTACAAATTTTATAATCATGGAAATTATAGTAACAAAATCATCAATGCCATGGCTAAGTTATTGGAGTCTAAAAGTATATGGTAAAACATTTTATTTAGGCCAGGATGTCAAAGTATGTCATCGTATTTTAGGTATGGGGCCGCGTGACGTTATTAAAGTTATTGGATCCAATGACATAGGTAAAAAAACAATTAATACTAAATTGGCACGTTTTATTTGTAACTCATTGAATTTAGATAGATCAACTGCTAAACATTTACATACATGGCAATTAGCTTGCGAATAATATAATAAACCACAAAAACTAACTATTATGCAAAAAACAAAAGTATTAACCCAACCTAGTTACAAAACGGTTAAAAATTTATTATCACCTGGTAACAGTAACGCCAAAACGGCTAAAAATGAACTTGAAACGTATATTTTATATCTAGCCCCAGCTAATACAATTGGCACTCATAATGTTTGTCCTTTCGCCTCAGAAGGTTGTAAAGCTTCATGCCTTTATTCAGCAGGACGCGGGGCCTTTACAAATGTACAAAATGCAAGAATAAATAAGACTAAATTTTGGGCATATAACCGTGAAGGTTTTTATTATCAACTTTATTCTGAATTATTACAAATTGATTTTTTAGCATCTGCACAAAACAAAAAAATTGCCATTCGTTTGAATGGAACTAGCGACGTTGACCATTTAAGCCTTTTACAAAAGTATACTGGCCATAACTGGTTAACTTCAAAAAATTTACTTTTTTACGACTACACTAAAAATGCGAATGTATACAAAAAATATTTTGGCACTAACTACAAATTGACGTTTTCAATGAGTGAAACTAATTTCGACCAGGTTAAAGATATTTTGGACATTGGCGGAAACGTTGCAATTGTATTTCGCAATGAATTACCCGAAACATTTTTAGATAAAAAAGTAATTAATGGCGATCTAAGCGACCTTCGATATTTTGATCCTTGTAATGTTGTTGTAGGATTAAAGGCCAAAGGAAAGGCTAAAAAAGATACTAGCGGTTTTGTATTAAATTAAATTAAAATATTATGAGAAGTAAAGCATTTTTGAACTTATTAATCTGGTTAATTATTGCGGGCCTTATTTTAGGCCTCTTACAAGATCAATTTTGCAAATAGTGGTTAACGGCCTTCGGGCCGTTTTTTATGGCCTTAAAACGTCTTAAAATGACTAATAACGACATTTTAAACGATCTATATATATGGATCGAACAAAATTACACTGCATTGGCCGAAAGTTATGCCAATTGGGATAACCCTAAAAACATAAAATTCGCTTTATACTGTGTAGCTATGTATGCAAAACATCAAACTATAAAATAACACGACACCCGTAGTTATTTTGAAGTAATTGCGCCAATTCGGATAAGTTCACGTTATATGGCACAAAAACACTAACTTTTTTGTCTGCCTGATATCGTTTGCTTATATATTCCTGAATTTCGGCCACGGCCTTTATTATTTGTTCATCATTGATGCTAATTAGATCATTTATTACTTGTATCCCATGAATTACGCTAGTATGATCGGAATTACCAGTTACGCTGCCAATCTCTTTTAATTTAGCCCCGTAGTAATATTTCGATAAATAATAGAATAAATGCCTGCATATAACCAGATGCCGATATCGTTGTTTGGATTTAACCCGTTCAACATCTTGCCCCATGATAAAGCATACTGCTTCCAAAACGTTTACCAAATTCATATAGTTAAAATTTATAGTTCCAAAAACCCCAAAAACTCCCAACCGCCAAAAACCTTCCGAGGAACCGTTTCGGTTTCTCGTTTGCCAAAAATCTTTTCGTTTTCTATTTGCTTCCTAGGTTTACCACTATCCAAAAACCCCAACAAAAATCCCCACCAAAAACTCTCAATCAAAAAAGCATTTTCCCATTTTCCCGCAATTCTCTATATACCCCACCCTATTAAAAAACTTAAAAATAAATACCCCCTTCTTAAAATTTTAAAAAAATGGACTACATGGACTACAAGACTGATTATCAGAGAGATCTGCGCTACAAAATGCACTACAATGCGCTACATTTTGCCAAAATGGACTACATTTGTTAGACAAAAACTTTAGTGTCTTAAAAATAATCATTAGACAATTCCTTCGTAAAGTTAATAACATAACATTTTTTGTTGTTTTGACCCCGATCTCGCACAATTCTGTAGTCCATTTTCAAGATCGCACACGTCTCTTCAATCGCCTTATTGAACCTTTTTAATGAGTAATCTTTTTTATCATATCCAGTGAAACTCAAAAAATCGTTATATAATCTTTCAAGTGTTATGGTTAACCCACTTTCCGATTCCAGCGTCATAAAATAGTCCAAAAATTCCTCCCCAAATTGTACTCGCACTTGCTTTCTGCTCAACTTATCCGACATAGCCATTTCAGTAACCCCATTTTCCAAGTAATCCGATACGCAATGAAACATCAAATTAAAGTACCTATTCCATTCATCCTTATCCCAATCATCAAATAATTTATGTCCAAATTCATCTTCAGGAGTATGCTTAGGACTAAAATAGGGCGCAAATTCAAATATCTTTTGCCTCCGCTTCGCATGGTTTCCCGAGTTAGGTATAGTATAATTAGTTGTAAAGATCACTTTTGGTGAGTCCTTATAAGGTATTCTAAGCTCATCCTTGTTCTTTTTTTCTACTGTAATACCTTCCGTTATTATCGAATAAAAACCCTCAAAATCAACGTTCTTACGGGTGTCCTCAATGGCTATAAGCCTCGTATCCAAATCCACCCGTTGAAAGGCAAAATTTTTATCTATCTTAAAATTCTTACCATCCACCACCACCAAGTTATTGATATACCCCAATGCCTTTACAAAAATCCCCTTACCAGTTCCTCCACCTTTTGCTTCATTTTCCGTTTCTTCGGCTAATATCACCGCAAACGGCCTTGCTGGATCTTTATACTTATGCAGCAAATAACCAATCAACGACAGACAATATACTAGCTTCTCATTATCTCCTCCGCTTATCTTATCCAAAAATTTTAAATATTCGCAATTCTCTATCTTAAAATCATCTTCAATGTAAATCTTATGATCAATTACTTGCGATTTCCAAATAACCTTTCCAATATCTCCATACGTTACCAACCGCACCGCATCTTTTGTTACTTTAACTACTCCATTGGTAAACGGGAAATAGCAAACATCTTTTGTGTCCTCCAAAAACGAAATCTCGGCCCGATCAAAAAACTCAAAAAAGTTATCAGAGAAATAAGTGTTTGATCCCTTATAAATGGTCTCCATTAGTGTCTGCGGATCCAGCCCCATATCAAACGAACTCGGCAACCTATTAATATAATTTTTAATAAACTTTTTTATTTGTTCAGTAGAGCTTTCCTCTACCATTCCGTCTTGAATGCGTACCAATCTATAAAACACGCTATTCGGCTCGTAAAAATATAGTGAAAACCCACCTTTATCATGCAAAAACCTTTCCAGCTTATCTAGTTGAATGATAGGCATAATTACCCCATTCTTTTCCCGAGTCTCCCAAAATTCTTTTATTTCATCTCCAAACTCAACATCCAACTTCTCTACTATCTCCGAAGCCTCTTCAACACTTTTATCATGCTTGCGTACAAGATACGTTACAATTTCATCCTTACTCAATCCTCCTTTTTTTTTCTCAAATACTTCCTTCTCTATTGCTAAACCGTACTTTTGCTTTCTTTCTCCGAACCCCGCATCAAGTAAAGTTCGGGCCGCCATCTTGAAGTCCGAGTTGCATTTGAGTATTGTATAGACTGCTGCTGGTTTATAGCCCCGTCCAACTTGAAACGGTGTATTCGTTGAGAATACGGAAAATAATCCCATTTCGGTATTATACGACCCACTATGTTCACTCGTACCCCCTGGCCGTAGGAAATAAATTCGAGTGCCTCCGTTTTTAACTTTTTTCCATCCGCATTCTTCCATAAGCCCCACAAAGTCGACTCGCTTATTGTAGTCATCAAATGGCGAAAGTCCGTAGTCCTTTGCACTAGGTTTGTTATGTGCTTCAATGATATATTCTTCGACCACTTCATTGAAGGATCGCATAATCGTGAGTAGCTCTTGCCGCTCCTCGACTGTAATAACATGGATGCCTTCTTGCAAGAAAGTGTAGCCAGGTGTAGGCGGCGCTGCCACATAACCACCTTCGCCCCTTGTTTCGATGATGCAATAAGATTTGATGTGAGGATTCTCTTTAGCTTCATTGCTTGTAGGTAAGCGAGAAGCCAATTTTTGATTCCCCTCGATCTCCTCGCAGTAGTAGTAAAGGTGGTAACCTCCACTCCTCGTTCTGACGATATGCAATCTTTTATATAAATCTTCTCTAATTCTTCTTCGTATCTCCTCGTAAATATCAAATGTTTGATACTTTGTGTCGATATCAATAACTTCAAGTCCATTACTAATTGATCCACAAATGATAGCACATCCCTTGGCTCTTGGATCTGCCATTTGTAGATCATACTCATTTTTCGTAATCTTTTCCGTCTGATATTTTTTCCAAGGAAAGATGGCTGCTTTGTTTTCATTGATAGCAATTACGTTTAGTCCTAGTTCGAGATAGTTCATAGTAAAGTTTAAATTCCCTTATAACAAAATATATCAATATCCTCTAGCGATCTAACCACTTTCGCAAACACTCCATGTTTATTTAAATCATCAATTCTTTTTTGCTGCAAAGGAGCAACAACTCCCGTCTCCGTTTTCACTTCTAGAAACATCACCGTTCCTTTGCGTATGCACATCAAGTCTGGTATGCCGTTCATATTAGTTTGGATCAACTTAACGCAACTCCATCCATGTCTATTAAGTCTATCAACGATCTTCTTTTGCAATTCACTTTCTCTCATAGTATAAGTATATTTTTATCCATAAAATTTATTATCATTTTAGTCGGCATCATTACGCCATTCTCGCACTCCACTTCAAATGCTACATTCCATTCCTTATCCGTCATGGTGTTCACAAAAATCAATCCCTCATAAAAATCACCCGTTTTGTAGAGTTGATTATTTTCACCAAGCCTAACAATGTCTTTTGCCCTAAGATCATCTTCATGTATACGGAATGTAATAATGCAACTTGCTCTTTCGACCAAGCCACGAATATAGCTAATGCCTTCGCCAGAAAAAAATATTTCTGCACTCCACCAAATCTTATTCTCTTTCTTATTTTCCCACCAATCTATGTCCGTCTGCGGTGGAAGTCCAAGAGCATAGTACAAATGCTCGCATTCAATAGTGAATAGCGTCGAGGTAATTTTTTGTGTCATTGTAAAGTTTTTTTATTAGGTAATTTATGGTAAGAATAAGCATAAAGCATAGTGTAAATGGTACACAAAATAGTAGCCAATAAGCCATCCATAGGCTAATTTTTAATAGTGCTATCATAATTCTAGTTTTAAACATTATATTCTTTACGAAAATGTGCAAGTGTGAAATCCCGTTTATCCATAACTGCTTTATATATCTTATCCTCTATTCCATTGTAACTAAATACCCAATAAATCTGTGCAGTCTCCGTCCGATCTTTTGTTTGAATTCTAGCTCTACTTTGCCAATAACTTGTAGCCGAAAAATCTATATTATAAAATACTAACGCATCGGCACTACTTAAATTAAGCCCCTCTCTCCCACTCACGATTTGAGATACAAAAACCGCATCCGAACCAGCCTTATTAAATGCCGCCGCATCTAACTCCAATCTTGATCCAAAGACCCATAAAAGTGCTGCATACTCCGCTTGAAACTTATAAAATATAGCAATCTTTTTACCCGCAAACTTATCTCGTATAAACTCCGCTTTTGTATAGTCAAATGCCTTTGCTACTCGTTTAGGCTCATCCACAATAACTGATCCACTATAAATCTGGTGTAATTTATTCATGAGTTTTACTGCCGTATCTCCCATAACAGTCTCGCCATCTTTATTCGACACCATTTTATCCTTACGTAACCTATCTGCCAATTTATACGTACTATCCTCCATTTTAACATATAAAATATTCTCTTCAATTAAGCCTTCAAAACCAGCTTGGGCTTGAGTGTATGTGATCATAATTGGATTAATATCTTCCATAATTTGCTTTTCATTTGCAAGTGAATAATCGTTGATTTGTCTATTAAAAATATATTTGTGATGAATGCTAACATAGTCCTTTGCCCATGCGTAAAAATTCTTATATGCTTTGTATGGTGAATAGCTACTGATCCATAACTGATGATAAATTTGAGAATACGATTCAGGCGTAGGAGTTCCACTTAAAAATATAATTGGCGTCGCAGCACATATCCGTTTAAATTCTTTTGCTCTTTTGCTGGGCCTTGGAAAAGCACCTAATCCATGTGCCTCATCAACAATAACCACATCCCATCCATACTCTACTTTATGCAATTGCTCAAAATTGGTTATGTAAATCTCCATATTATAACCCATCTTTTTGGCTTGTTCAATGATGTCATCAATGGCCTTTTTCTTTGTGCAAAACAACACCTTCTGCGCTCCAAACTTATATGCAGATGCTAGTGCAGTCAAAGTCTTGCCCGTCCGTACTTCCATTGCTAAATATGCAATTTTATGATACTTTAGCAATTTCGCTGCCTTATCCGATATTTCTATTTGGTAATCTCTAAGATTCATAAGTTTCTTTATAATATTGTTCTGCTTCACCTTTAAAACCTTGTTGATGGTCACCATCATTAAAGGCATCCATTATCTGCTGTTTCTCCATTTTTCTAGCTTGTATTGATAAATCTCTAATTTTATTAGTATTTTCTATACTTAAATTATTAATAAAATCATCTCCTAATACATTAAATAATTTATCTATATACCAATCTAGTGCAGTTTGTTTTTTCATAAATTTTCTATTTCTTTTTTAACTTCTAACCAATAGATAGCTTTTCTATCAGCAAATACCCATTCCATATTTTGAAGAATAAAAATTATTTCATCTACACATCTTGACGCACATATTTTTGCATATCTATGTGGGCCTTCAACTCTACTTTCTTCTTTTGCATAATTTCTATATTTAAAATATAAATCTTCTGCTTTTTCTTTTGGTGTCATAATTAATCATTATTTATTTTTATATAATAATCTACTAATAACAAATACAAATACGATCAAATTAAAAAATAAACATATTAATATTATTGTATTACTCATTGTCATCATTATTTGATTGTTCAAAATATCCTTGTTCACTTAATTTAAAATGCAAATCGTCTTCCACATCCATTGCATCAATTTGCATCTTTAATCTTTCAATATATAAAGTTGCATCCATCAATTCTTCTTGCAAATGATTGATCCAATCAAATGTGTTTAAATCTTGGCGCATTAAATTGGTTTTATATTTTAAATAACCCATTTTCATGCGATGCTTGTATTTGTCAATTACTGTGTTTACTATCTTATCATCTGGTACATCATAGCATTCAATACATTCATCGTTAAATGTCTGCATTACATCTTGTTGGCATTTTTTACATTTCATAAGAAAAAGTTATTATAAAATTATTTATTGGTAAAGTTGCAAATAATTTATGTTCATTATAAAAAAATACAACTCCATTGTTTATACTATAATCATCACACGGTATATCAGCGATACGATTACCTTTTAAATCTTTAACAAATACTATCATCTTTTTTATATTTTAGTTGGTAAGAAATATTGCGTGGAGTTACTCCTTCATTCATTGCGAGCCATAATTTATGCGTGCTTTTAAATAGCTCCCAATCTTTTTTAAGCTCCGTCATAGTGCGTGTAACAAGTTGCCATCCAAGGCCTTGAATAGCTCCATTTTTGCCGCTAGTGCGAGTCTTTGCATTAAGCCATAATATGCCTACGCTATCTATGCCTAACTTTTTATGATGCTCTTTAAGGAGTTGATGATATGCAGCAAGTTGTAGCCAATAAGATGAATAAATGCTATTGGAGGTTTTGATGTCGAGTAGCATCGTTATTGATCCAAGTCTAATAACCCTATCAAGAGTCCCAGCAAAGCCTAACTTATCACTCATCAAATGCACTTCCATCATGTCGATAGTAGGCTTATACATGGTTGAGAACTCAACATAACGCTCAAACATGGACCATTCAAGCATTTTGTATTGTGGAGTTCCGTAGTCATTAATTAAACTAATCTCTTCATTACAATCATATCTTTCCGTAAGCTCATGCACTATTGATCCACGTTTACCCGCCTCATCACGAATGGCATCAGCATCAGAGCCAACATCTTTTAGCCATTTAAAATAGCTAGCGTCCTTCGGGTAAGCTTCTAAAATTGTGGTAACGCTTGGGAGATAATTTTCTTTTGGAGAAAGGTAAAAGCGGTTGTCGATGAATTGAATGCGCTGCTTGTCTAAGTCTAGTTTGTAATTTTTCATAATAGTTGTAGTTGAGTTTTTGGTCGCTATATCGGAATCGAACCGATCTCTTGCGCTCCGTAGCGATAGCGACTAACCATATAACCAAACCCCTAAAAAGGTGTAGAGTCCTCGTTATAATCTTGGAGAACTGGCTTTATCATTGGTAAGATATTATTTTTTACATATTCCTCCAAATATTCCATTCTATCCGTATCATCCCAAGTTGTAACTCCTTTAACTTTAATTTGCTTGAGTTGTGGTAATTCACCAGGATTGGCTTTATTCCAATAATGCTTGAGTCCAACTCCATTTTGATTGATAAATAATACAGATGATTTTTTATCGCCATCAATTGTGAGTTTAGGAGTAAGCGTAACAACATTGCTGAAACTAACATTTGGCAATGCTTTTAGAAAGCTAACTGCATAACCACTTGAGTATTTTAGCTCAATAAAATAAGTAAATTCTTGATCTTTTACTGATACAACCCAAAACTTACCATAGTCGCTTTCTTTTGTTTTGATGTCTGTAATGTAACCACTCAAAGAATCGTAAAATTCTTCGTGTACTTCACGACCCATTTTGTTTACTCTTGATACGCTTTTGTCAGTAGGCTGCTTGAATTGTCTTACAAGTTTGCCGTTTGTAATAGAGAGAAATACTCCATTACCGTTTGAATTAGACTGAAGTCCCATTTTCTAAATGTTTATTTGTTAATAATAGTTGAACACGATTTTGATAGTCGGAAAGTAGCATACTCACTCTTTCATTGTACACTTTGTACTCTATTAATTGCTCGTATTTATACATGAACTGATTAATATGATGCTGCACATTGTCTGCATCACTTCTAGTCATTCGCATAATTTTCATTGAAAGCCAATTGTAATCATCCCAAAATACGGGTGGTATTTTGTATTTATTGTTATGATCTTTTCTAATCTTAATTTCCTTTTTGGACTTTTTTACTGGAACAATTAACAAAGCACAAATAATGCTACAAAGAAGCAGAATGAATAGTACTTTCATTTTTTAGAGTATTAGTTATTTTCAAATAGTTGGAAAGAGTTATTTTGCCAGTTTTCTCGGCACGGTAAATAGTTTGTGCGGTAAGGCCGCATTTTTGAGCCAGCTTCTCTCTTGAGATGCCTCGCTCCGATCTTAGTTTCTTAATTTCTTCTTGTACATTCATATCATTTAATTTTAGACAAAGTTAATATGACAATATTTAATAAACAAAATTTAGTTACGAAATCGTTTTCGTAATGAGCCAATTAAGTTTAATAATCGGCTCATTGACGGCGATCATAGCCGTTAAAGTGTCTTATATTAAACAAATGCGCATCAAAAAGTGCCTTTTATGACACATTATAAAGTAAATATTTGCTAATAGTACCTAAAATCGGTACTTAGTGCAATAAAAAGCCCCTAGTACACATAAGAACTTTTATAAAATAAAAGGCCTCGGTGGAAACCAAGGCCGTCCAAACCAACTGCTATGAAAAAAAACACTCTAAATCGTTCCGTCTTGTAACGGTATATCTTCGTGCGGATCAATCCGTCTATAATTCTCCTTCCAAAGAATCTTTGTCAAAGTTATGGCCTTTTTCTCGATTTCTTCCTCTTCGGCTTCTGGCCATAATAAATGCAATACCTCATGTGTTATTATCTCAAGATGCTTTTTCCCTTTTAATCTTTCGTCTATTTCGATTAATCCGTCAGAATGTGCTACCCCATACACTTTTTCCTTTCCCAATTTGCGATATTTTATACGAATTCTCATTTGTCAATTTTTGAATGGAATTTACCGCAATCTTTACATTGATATATTATTTTTTTAACTCCAGTAGCAGAAACTTTGCGTAAATATCGTATAAGATAATCTGAACCGCATTCTGGGCATGATCCCCTATCATTGTTATTAATTACTCCATAATGTGTTTTAGGTTCTATATGCGTGTTTAAATGGCTAAAAACCTTCTCAAGTAAAATCACATCATTTTTGCAGTATTTGACCATTTTATCTAGTGCCGCCTTGTCCTTATTTAACATAATATTTTTCCAAAGATCAAGGTCTGTATGAATCTTTTGGCCAATGCCTAAGAATTTAGCTATATAATTCAGTTTATTGCTATTAAACCTAAACTTGCTGCGAGCAATTTTAAGCGTATCAATTGTAGTGTATTTTGGAAACATATCTATGCCATGGTATAAGCACCTGGTTCTTACCCATGCCAAATCAAATTTATCCCCATTATGGCCTATGATCTCATCGGCTTTATTGGCTATTTTAACAAATGCAGCAAGCATTTTTTTATCGCATTGCTTATGATCCCAAGTAAGTGCGTGCGTTTCCTTTTCCCCTTCCCATTTATAGCAAATGCAAATAATGGCACGCTCCTTAATGATGGACTCAACTCCAATTGATACTTTATGGCCTGGCTGCCATACCATAGCAATATTGCTAGATACTTCGCAGTCAAAAAATAAACGTTTTCTCATAGATACTTTTTATAGGCGTATGCTCCAACTCCTATAATCCCTATCCATAGCCATGTGTAAAATAATGTTTTGCTTTTGCGGTTGTATTTATCTTCGAGTATTGCAAATTCCTTATCCTTTTTTTCGTACAATACCTTATATCTGTCATCCCATACCTTGACTTTTATTATAACTGTGTCATGGTAGGAACTGACAATTTTCTTAATTTTTTCTTTTATAATTGGCTCTGAATAATGATTCTCTGTAATCCAATTATAAATCGTGTCGCTAATCTTTTGAACTATCAAGGAATCCTTGATCATTACAACGGTATCGGTCTCCATTGTTTGAGGGAATTGCTCAAGGCAAATCTCCGCCGCTTTATCACGGTGTTCGATCATATATCGTTTTATCTTGTTTGTAGTAACGCAAGATGAAAAGAGTAAGATGGTAAGTAAGTATTTTAGCATATTTAATTGTATTTATATTTTACTTGATAACCTTTTACAGATTTTTGTAATCCAGATAAAGCGTGTCTTACATTACTTTCAGATGACGAAATATATTTAGCAAGTTCTTTTGTAGTTTTAAATTCAGCTATTAAAATATTATTTTTAAATAATAATCTTAATCCTTTATAATTATGTCTTGTTTCAACTGATCTTAATTTAGCTTTTTCAGATATTTTTTTCTTAGATTCAATTGTATGTTTTTTATTATAAAATGGGTTTTTTTCTCCAGACCACATTCCTTTCATTATTTTTGAATGATGTTCTCTTTGTTTATCTGTATATATTCTTTTTGATCCTATACCAAATTTATTACCAATATTTGTTAATCTATATGCTAATCTAGCTTCTTCATACCCATAAGAACTAATTATTCTATTTTGATTTTTATTACAAGAAAGCATTTTATGAAAAGCAAGTGCTGATTGACGATCTCTATTAATTAACCATAATAACCAATGTGCTATAAAATGCTCTCTAGCAGTTAGATAAACAATATTATTATTTTTTAATCCTTGAGAACTTGTTCCAGTACCTCCTTTATATTTTGGAATAATATGATGACCTTCAAAATATTCTCCATTTTTTCTTTTAGTATAACGATCTTTTTTTAAAAGCAATCTACTATTAATTAAATTATTATAATGTTTTAAATAATTCATGTCAAAATTGTAATAAAAAAATTTGTTTTTTTAATTCGTTCTTCCAATCCGTGAAATCCTCCATTAATGCGCATAGTTAAAAATTTAATAGTATCATTGCTGCTATCTTTTGCTGCAATATCCCATAGCTTTTTAATCTCAAAAAACCATGCGGCTGATAATAATGGATATTTTGTAGCAACTAAGTCTGGATTGTTTAACAAATCTACCGAAATATATTTACCAAATGAAACATAATTGCTTTTTCCAGTTAGTTGAATATATCCTCTGCCTCTGTATTTCCATCCATCACCGCTTTGTTTATCGCCATTCCCCATGCGGTTAGAATAGACAATATTTGCAATCAGCTCTGGTTTACGTTCAACCGTTTGTGCGGTGTCTTTACTAAAATATTTTGGAAATGTTTTGAGAAGTGCGTCAGCACTATAATTTAGATTCTCTCTTGTATAACGAAAATTACCGCTCTCATGTGCGCATTGCGCTAAAAAGTGTGCTAAAACTTGCGGTGAAGTAATTTTAAACGTATCTATAACACTCGGAAGCTCATCAATTACTTGCTTGGGAAGAGTTGTTATCAGCTTTTTGGTTATCATCAGCGAACATATTTGATAGGAATTTGCCAACCCATCCGCTAATAAAAACTGCAATTGCAAACTCTTTTTGCCCATCAAGCATAGTCATAGTAGATGCGAAAACACTTGCTGCTGCCAAAGAGTCTCCCAAAAGCCTAATTTTCTTAGGAGTAGGATGCCAATAATATTTAAGTCCAAACTTCATTATGGTATTCATTTGTTACAACCCAATTCGTACCATTACTCACTAATTCTACGTAATTATATTGATCGTATAATACGTATGTTGTTGCACCGTCTATTGTTTCGGTACTGTATCCATCAATTGTTACAGTATTGGTACTTGAGTCTGTCTTTTTAATAATAAAGCACGCAGCGTTTGCTACGGCAGTTGGTAGTGTTACGGTAACGGCACCAGATGCAGCATTTATTAGCTTTACATTGATGCCGTCAGTATCGGTTAAAGTAATATTAGAAGATACAGTACTAGATGTAAATGCCAAATTACTCGCATCGAGTATTTGGTCAAAATTTGTTATATACGATCTATTTATTCTCAAAGTTCTTCTTCTTCTTGTTTAGGTGCTTCTTGTAATTTAACTCCATTAATCCAGTCTTTCAAAAAGAAATAAGGCTCTAACCCTTGTGGATTAAGCACTTCTATCTTTTTGAACTCAAACTCACTATCTTCAATTTTCTTAATATCCGCTTTTAGCTTCTTTAATCCTTCTTTATTAAAATTGTATTCTCCTTTATCGTTTAGGATCAAATTTCCTTTCTCATCTACCGCAGCATTATCAAGCCTTGCATCATCAATCTTTGCTTGAAATTCATCAATTGATGGCTTTAATTTTTCGTAGATTTTGAAGAGCTTTTTTTGTCCTTTTGTCTCTTGTTGTCCAATGTTTAGTTTAATGTTCTCGATTAAAACGAATAAATCTCTGTAAGTCATAGTGTTAATTTTTAGCTAATTTAGTTAATTATTCTTTAAAATATCTAATTCTGCTTTAAGTTCTTGTATAGCTTTAACAAGTACTGGAGTTAATTTACCATAATCTACACCTTGTGGTATTATTTGTCCATCTTTATCAATAGCATCTTTAATACCACCTACAATATCTGGTAGTATTTCTTGTAATTCATGTGCTAAAACACCATAAGACCTATAATTAGTATTTTTCCATTTGAAATCGTATGTGTTTATTTTAGAGACTATATCTAAACCACAATAATCTTTTAAATCTTCTTTTAATCTATAATCAGATGTTGCATTATAGTTAATACCTGTATTACCACTATTAGTTTGAATACTACCTTTTGTTACAGTATTAGATTTAAAAAGCATTAAATAACTATTTGCTGCACCTGTTGTTTCATTTATAGATATACCGTTATTATTTGTATCACTATATGCAACATTAAATTTAGCATACGATGTTAAAGTATTTACAAAAACATCCCCACCACTCGTTATACGCATTCTTTCGCTAGGAAATCCACTTGTTGCAGATGTTGTATAAAACAATAACTGACCATTAGTTGAATCTAATGTTATTGCAACTGCACCACTTGCATTATCTCTGACCCATGAAGTACCATTATAATATACGTTTGCACTTATTTGGTTTTCAGATATACCGCTTCTGCCATATAACCTAATATTACCATTCAGTCCAGCTATCTCAAATCTTTCTTGTGGACTGCTCGTCCCAATACCCACATTGCCATCTCTTGTTAATGACATTACATCGGATTGAGTGCCGAAATAGTTTCTTCTAAATGTTAGAGCATCAAGAGAACCTCCGATATACATATAGTAACCATTCCTTTCTCCACCTCTTTCTAAGTATATACCGTTAGTATATGTTGTGCTTGATTGCTTTAAAGTTAATGTAGCTGCATCTCCACTATTAGCTATTGAACCATTTAAAGCTAATGATGTTGCCGTAACACTCGAACTGAAAGTAGCACTTGTACCAGATAATGCACCAGATAATGTAGTAGTTCCATCAGTATTGAAAATAACATTTTGACCAGACGTTGATTTAGCACTTATATAGATTGCTCTTTGTGCGCCACCAGTATAAAAACCACTTGTAATATAATGACCAGCTGCAGTTGCATTAAAATCTAAGTAATTATACTTATTTACAATATCAGTTATTCTTAATTGACCTTCATATAAATAACTTTTACTATTTACATAAAAACCGCCAGCAGCAGTTATGCTATAATTTCCAATATTAACACTTGATGTTGCACCAGTATAGGGTACATAAGATGAAGATGCACTTGATGTTGTTAAATAAGTATTGCTATCTACACTACCATCAGCTTTTAAGAATTGTGAACTTGTTCCACTTGTTTTTACAAATGACCCAGCTTCAAGTTGATAACTAAAATAACCTTGACCATTAATTGTAAGCATTATAGCATTAGTACCAGTACCAGCAACAACTTCACCAGTTGGTTTAATGCGAAATTTTGTTGAATATGTAGTTCCAGTCCTTGTTGTTGACTGCATAATATTCAAATCACCTGGATCAAGCTCATCGTTTTTAATCTGCCAGCTTCTTGAATTTACATCAGCTCCATATCCTAACTGATAATAGCTATTAGCTGAAGTTAAAAACGCTAATCCAGTTACATTTGAGCTAAATGTTTTTGCACCAGCTATTGTCTGTGTTCCAGTTGTTACTACACCATCTTGCGTAGCACTTGCACTTTTTACTTGTATTGTCGTTCCACTACCAATTACCGAACCACTACCACCAGTTATTGTCAATACAGAGCTTGTTGCTTCAGTTAAATTACCTTTTGTAAGTGCTGGCTCTTTTGAGTTAAATGTTGTCCAATCCGCACTACTCAAAGCACCTCTATTTGTCGCACTAGCCGTAGGCAAATTAAATGTATGTGTAGTACCCGCCGAACTAATCGCAAAATCAGTCCCAGTTGTTCCCGTTGCAAAGGTTTGTGTTGCGCCAGTTAATCCATTTAAACTTGTTATAGCCGCACTTATATAAGTCGGCGTCCAGTTCTCCCACTTGCTGCTTGTCCCATTAAAACGCAGCAATTGTGCGTTTGTAGGAGATGTAAGTGTTACATTGCTAATATCACCAAGTCCCAAATTTACCGCACCCGTAAATCCATTTACACTACTTACCGCATCCGTATTGTCAACTTTATCCCAAGTTGTTCCGTTAAATATGGCCCAGTCTCCAACTTTCCAATCCGTAATGCCATCAAGATTAGTGCTACCAGCAACCGTAACGATATAATACCAACCTTTTGTTCCACTTGAGCTTGTTAAAGTCGGACTATTTGTATTTGCGTTCCATGTGCCTTTATAATAAACTCCACCAACAAGAGCCGATATTTGATTCTGCACTTTACCAAATGCCGTCAAAACGCTATCCGTTGCAGCAATTGTGCCACCTCCACTTAAATTTAATCCCGTAAGAACGGTTGCAAGAACTCTTGGCTCTGTAAAATATACTGGCCCATTTTCAGGCACTACACTTGTATCAAGAGTTTGGAATGTCTTATCTCCCCTAAAATATTTTGCCGTTGTGCTAGCCGTAATTGCTGGCTCTTTGCTATTAAATGTTGTCCAATCAGTACTTGTTAAATATCCATTAACACTACCCGTAGCCGCTGGAATGCTAACCGTTCCGCTTGTATTTACAAGTGGAGAACTAAAAGTCAAAGCAGTTTGATAAGTATTGCTATCAAGCGATCCATCACCTTTTAAAAACTGTGAACTTGTACCACTAGCAATGTATTTCTGAAAGCGTTGATTTCCACCGCTTCCCTTACCAATATAAAGATCGTATGTATCAGTAGTGAATAGAGGTTCTGCAAGTTGTCCTTGCGGAATACCTGACGCTAAACCTCTTTTTATCTTTAATGTATTTGCCATTTATATATTTTTACCAAGTTCCGCAATCAATTGTGTCATTGACACCGATTTTGTTATTAAATGTAGTCCAATCTGCACTACTTAAAGCACCCCTATTTGTAGAACTTGCAGTAGGCAAGTTAAAAGTATGAGTATCAGTTACACTATTTATATTAAAATCACTTCCACTTGTTCCAGTTGCAAAATATTGTGTAGCTGCTGTCAATCCATTTAATGTACCTATACCAGTTGTAAAAGTAGTATGTACTTCAGCAATTTTCCCATCTTGAGTATATAAAGTTACAGTCTTTCCATTAGTATTTTGTATATAAAATTGTATAACAATTCTATCTGTTGTTGAAATTGCAGTTGTTGGAACAGATATATCAAAACTATATAAATTAGGAAAACTTCCTTCCGTAATTTGTTCAAGTGGTGATGTTGCAATAGTAGTTAAAGTACTACCATTCCATACCTCTAATTTTGCATAAAGTTCTGCATGATTTGATCCCCCACCAGTTTCACTTAAATATGTATCTACTGTCCAAACCCCCGCTGGAATAGAAGTTAAATTAGGCACTCCAGCATCCGTAATAAAATTTGCAATTGATCCAGTTGTTGATCTAGTAAAATTGGCAGCCGTTCCAACTTCAGCCAATTCACCAAGTTCATACATTGTTATGCCATCAATAGTACCTTGAGATGTACCACCATTAAAATAATAAATTCTACCACCTCCGCCTCCACCTGGAACGGTAGGAAAATCAGCAAGACTTCCATCTCCCCTTACATATTGATTAGCAGCACCAGCACCAGTTACGGCCAAAGTACCATTACTTGTAAGTGGTGAATTTGCAACATTGAATGCAGATGGCATTGTTAAACCAACGCTTGTAAGTCCCGTATCAATATCACTCCAAGATGCTTGAATAGTTCCGCCATCTTGCTGCGTAAGCGTTAATGTTTTTGTGCTTGTACCAGTTACGGTAGCACTATTAATTTTATCATTATATGCCTCATCCCATTGTCCTTGTTTAATATCGGTAGGAATAGAATATCCACTACCATAACTTATTGCAATTGTACCATTTGAAGTTAATGGTGAATTGCTAACGGTTAATCCAGTTGGAACACTAATCCCTACTGAAGTTAAACCCGTATCGGTATCCGTTCCATTTACCCAAGCCGATCCATTGTATTTAAGAACCTGGTTTGTGGTAGGTGAAGTGATTGTAACATCACCAAGTTGCGTCAAATTATAATCACCTTCCGTAGCAACCACATTACCCGTTCTTCCAAATACACTTGTTACGGGTGCGGTGTCATAATCACTCCATGATGCTTGTAAGGTAGAGCCGTCTTGCTTTGTAAGAGTAAGTGTCTTGGTTGTCGTACCGCTTACATTGGCCGCAGTCAAGCTCCTATCGTATGAAGTATCCCACTGCGCTTGCTCCCCATCGCTAGGCAAACTATATCCACTTGCATACGTTACTGCTAAAGTTCCGCTTTGCGTAAGTGGACTATTTGCAACATCAAACCCAGTAGGCATTGTAAGGCCAACTGATGTCAAATTGGTTGCAGCTCCACTTGCACTATAATCCAAGTTAACATAAACTGGACTCGGATTGCCACCACTAACCGTAATATTGGTTACATCGTAAGTAACCTTTATGACTGGTTGTGTTGAGCTATATGTTACTTTAATAACTATCATTATGATGTAACTTGATTTTGAACTTCAACGAATCCTTGCATCCAAGTATATTTATTAGTTGAGATCGTTACTTCAAGCTCGTATGTATATTCACCAGCCGTATAAGTTGCCGTTTGAACGGGAGTTAAACTTACTTTTCTAGTGTGATTGTCAATTTGCACAAAGCTAGCATCAAGCCATTCAATCATCACCGTTCCGCTGCTATTTTTAGCTTGTAACTTAAATGAATAAGTACTAACATCAAGTGGAGTATCTTCGCACTCATCTTCATAAAACGAATAGGTGATAACATAAGTATCTCCCTTTTTTATTGGCTTCATGTTTAATTCACCTATCATAATCTATCTGCTTTATCTTTTAATTCTAATTTGATTTCATTAAGAGCTTGCATAATATCCTTGAATTGATGGGCAGTTTCATCCTCTTTTTTCTCTAAAGTTTTGAGCCTTAAATCATGTTCACGAAACTTTACTTTCATATCGGTATATATCTTAATGCCAATACCAGCTAAACCAATCGTTTGAAACCCAATAATTACCCAGAAATTCGATTCCATTTGCTTAAAATTACAACATTTTTTATAATGCGATATATACCGCTTTTACTACTTTTCCATTATAAGAAGTGCCAATATTTATAGTAAAAGTTGGTGTAGTACCCGTAACCGTATAGTTATAATACCATACGCCTTCTATTCCTACCGCAACAAGTTTATAAGTTGCCGTATCACGACCCGTAATTGAGCCACTTGTTACGGTGTAGCTATCTACTTCAGTAATTTCAGTTAAAGGGCCAGTTCCTTGAAGAGTAAATGAGTAGCCAGCGTTTTGGCTAGTAGTTGAGTTTAATGACAAATCTTGTATAATACAATTAAACTGATAAACTTTATAGTTCCCACTCGCATCAATCATATCCAAATACCCCACAAATTCTTGATCACTACCTTCAATAAAATTATCGAAAAAAGTTATTGGTTGCAAATTTGATTGCACCATTTTAACTAGACCGCTGCCAGAAATGCTAAAACTTGTTCTATTTGGCAAATATTCTCTAAAAATGCCATTTGTTCTAGGTGCTAATTCTAAAAAATCCCTAGTAATACTTATTTGAGCATCCTTAGTACAAGCAAAAGGATAAACTCCACCACTTGCGTTTGTGAATGCTAAAACTAATCCTTGTGCCGTTACTACTTCTGCCATATTAATTTGTTAAATATCTGTCAACATACGTATCAAAAACTTGTGCAGTATTTGTTACATAACTAAATGTCATGCTTCCTCCAGTCAAGTCAATTGAGTAAATATTAGTATCCATCCATACTGTTAAAATATCTCCATTATTAAGCGTTACTCCGCTAGTACTTAAATCTACATTAAAATATTCTGGACTATTATTTATATACACAGTTTGTGTATTAATAGCTATTCCATTTTTTTCTAATTTAAAATCAACACTTGACGCACCAGCACTATTAATAGCTCCTGAAACATTACAACTTATATTAACATTAATTGTATTTGCTGCATTGTATGTGATATTTGATGTACCGCCAAGTGTAAAATCTGCTGGAATTACAATTGTCCATGGAACATAAGTTGTTGAACTATATGATCCAGTTGTTACGTCAGCTTGGAAATTCTTTGTAATATTTGATCCTGGGTCTTTTTGAGTATCATAAACTTCTATCAAAGTCGCAGTCCATGTTGCAGAATCAAAATCAATTTCTTTCATGTTTAATACATAATATATTTTATCTGGATCATCATCCACAAATATAAATGTATTTATAAGGCCTATTGGCTCTGTATTATTATTAAATTTTAAGCCATAACAACTTACATCAATCTTGTTACGATTGTATTTATTATGTTCCCAATAAGCAATTAATGCTTCTTGAATAAATGGAAAACTTTCTGTATTATATCTATATCTAAACCATTCTGCATTTGTTAATGTTGTTGCATCTGGCTGGAATAATGTTCCTTTAAAATTATACGATACATTATCCTCAAGATATATTGCATATTCATTTACATTGCGTAAATTTTCAGTTTTTTCATAATAAAACTCATGTCCAGTTATATTCGATCTTCTTTCATCTGTATTAAAAACTGGTATTGTTTCAAGTGAGAAGTTTTTTACTTCTAATTGATTATCAACATATCCGTCTCTTAAAAATCCCCAAAACTGAACTTTAAATTTACCAGCATAAGGCATTGGATCAGAAGTAACACTAACTGTTTGCCATTCAGTAGCTAAAATATCTTTATCTGGGTCAACAACAATTCTTAATTGTCCAGTAGGGTATTCTTCTAATGGATCATTCAAAATCCATCTTCCATCTTTATTTAGCCAATAATTTCCATAAGCAGTTTCCAAGTATAAAGATGCAATAAGAATATCTTTATCTTTAAAACTTACAACATTTTTATTTATCCAATAATTTGTTGCGTATGTAGCAATATTAAAATCTTTATACTTTACATCAAATGTTAATTTGATGGTGTCAAAAGTTCTAATATAACAATATTCAGACTCGATCCATGAAAATTCACTATCTCTTAATCTAAAAAACGCATATCTTTCACTTAAAATAGTATCAACAAATAATTCTGAAACTGCATAAATACCTGAATTATTATTTTTGCTTAGCCATGTTCCATAATAAAAATTCCAATTTGCTAATGTCGTTTCTCTTAATGATGCGTTTTCACTAATAAGTGTTCCCCTTGTAAAAGATGAATTTGGCACACATTCTGCAAACATCTCATAATCTCTAATAACTCTATCACGTTTTGTTCTACGAATTATATAACGCAACATTTCAGGAGTTATAGGCTGCATATTTTCACCCACTCCAATATTTGCGTCATATCTTTTATTTATTGTTGCTCTTGTTCCTCCTATTTGATTTCTAAAACCTCTTAAATCAGTATTAGTAGGTATATATAAATCTTCTAATCTTAAAAAATACCATTGTCCTTTATATTGGAACATGGTTTGGCAAAACGATGTATTTATTTTATTAAGTACATCTAATTTGCTTTCGTATTGTTTTGGCTCAATTGCAAATGTTCTAGCATCAAAATAGCATTGATCTAAACACATATCTGTGTTAGTATCATTCATTGATGAATGATATAAGCTATTATAAACTCTTGATTGTATTAAATTTTGTACAGTATCTTGTAAACAATAGCCAATAGCACTCCAAGGTGTTATTCTACCTACAACCTCATCACCATCATCACTAAATTGCTTTTCTGATAATTGACCAATTCCTTCTGTTGCAGTCAATGTCAAAATATGATCTGTGGATAGCCATGTTTCTTGGAAATTGTCTTGTAAAATATATCCATACCAATATGGACTAAATGATCCAAATGAAAATATTACAAGAATATCATCATCGTTATCAGCAACAAAATTATCTATTGTAACCGATGAATCACTTGCTATTATATTAATTATAGCTTGTTGTGGTCTATATCCTTTAAATAAGTTTTCATCAGTATTATATTCGGAAAGTACAAATGGTCTTGCTGCTGGCGTTAAATATGTAACACCACCAGTCCAACCTTCATAATGGAATTGAACCTGACAAGTATCACCTTGTCGGTTAATAAACTCCATCCTATATTTTTCTTGTTTAGCCAATTCTACTAATATTAGTGTTTGTTCTATTTATTGCTCCTACCAAATCCGATCCTCTTAAACTTAAACTAACTGCACCTTGCATTGCGAGTCCACCTGGACCTACTCCACCAAATGATGGTGCTGCAACTGATTTAAATCCTAAAGCAGAACCAAAGGCTTTCCCAAATAATTTTAAACCAGCTTGAAATCCAGTAGTTCCACTTGCTTGACCAGCAGCAGTACCAAATCCACCAGTTACTAATGTAGCAAGTAATTGTATAATTCCAGTTGCTATTATTTGTGCAGTTAATTTCTTTAAATTTTCTAAAACTATTTTTCCAAATTCTTTAAATGTTAATTTACCAGTAGTTAAAAATTCATTAAACATATTTGTTAATGGATCTAAAAAAACTTGCCCAATTATTGATGCAGCAGATTGAATATCTTTTTCTAATTGTTTAATATATTCTTGCCATTTTTTTTGTTGTTCAAATATTTTTGGATCAATAACTTCTTTTATACCAGGTGCTGGCTTACCTTTAAATAATTTATTATTTAATTCTAATTCATCGTTTAATTTTCTTAAATTTTTTGCAGACTTTTCATCAATATATGATTCTTGTTTTCTTAAAGTTATATATCCTTGAATTTCTTGCTTATCTGGCTTTGGTGGTTTTCCTCCTAATGGAGTTAATGATAATTCTTTAAGAGTTATATCAGATAATAATTTTTTTAATGATTCAAATTTATTTCTTAAATCTGTAACTCTATTAGCTTGTTCAAAATATTTAGCATTAACTTTATCTAAATCTTTTTGTTGACCAATAGGGATTGCTTGAATTGCAAGTGCGTATGCTTCTGCATCTCCAACATTTAATGCATCTTTTGCATTTTGTTTAATTTTAGCATACTCATTAGGTAATTTAGAAACAATGTCCAATAAAATTGTTTCTTGTTTAGCTTGTTCTTTTACAATCGCAGTTATTTCTTCAGAATATCCTCTAGCAATAGCTTGATTTATAATTGATTCAGTATATTGTTGAGTTGCTTTATTTAATTTATCTAATTCAATTTTTTTATCACTTAAACCACCAAAATATTCATCACTAACTTTTTTTAATTCTTGTATTGCCTTTCTTTTATCTATTTGGCTAGTTTTATTATCATTTACTGCTCCAGTTAATGCTTGAACTTTAATTATTTGTGCTTGAGTATTTGAAGTTGCCTCAATTATAATATCATCATTTGATTTTAATGTTTTATTAAATTCATCATAAGATTTTTTACCATCTTGTATTTTTAAATCAAATTTTGAAATACTTCCAGTTATAGCATTTAATGCACCAGTTAAACTTCCGTATTTTTGAATTAATGTAGTTAATCCAGCAGTTACTGCACTTACTGCAAATAAAACTCCAGTTGGCCCAATTAATTCAGCTCCTAATGCTTTTAATGCACCACTAACGCCTCCACTTTCTTTTGTTAAATCTGAAAATGATTTTACAAGGAAAGGAACGTTATTCTGAATTCCAATAAAACCGTATGGTAAATCTTGTGCAACTAAACTTAATTGCGTAAGTGCAATCCTTGACTTTTTGGAAAAATCATCTATATCTTTAGTAGCTTGACTTAAATCAGTTGTTACTTCAATATTAAGACTCATTTCCTAAACGTTTAAATATTTTCTTATATTCTTCCTCATCTATTTTTGTCAAATCTTCATCACCTGGAAGTTCCCAAAGTTGCTCTGGTGTTTTTGGTGCAGTTTTAGGATCACCCATTAACCGCACCATTGTAAACATCAATAATCGCGTTTGTTTGTATGTATCGACTTTCCTATCCTCAAATCCTTTTATCATTAGGGACAAATGTCTTGGACTCATTTCATAAAACTCACGAGGTCTCAAGCATAGTTGTCCAAACGCAAATGATTCTATTTCTTCCCACGAGTAATCTTTTTTTTTGGCTCATCTGGTTTATTATTTTGAATAAAATCAGATTTTGACCAAATATCTATTATTGATTTTAGTTCATTGAAAAATGCTTCATTGCTAAAATTCAGTTCAATGAAATCAACAATATCTTCAAAAGATAACTTTTGATCTATGTCTTTTACTAAGCAATTATTATAGTAACCACTATAAATAATATGTGCAATGCCAATTTCAGTTAATTGATTATTGGAGAATGATTTTCCTTCTACAAATTTTCCTTCAGATAAATATCTAAAAGATGCCATTCCAAATTTAAGTCCAATCTTTTCTCCATTAATAGTAATAGTAGTATAATTCATAATTAAGCAGTTACATCAATTGTTCCAGTAGATGCGATTGTTCCTGAAAAATTGATAAATTCAGTAGTAGATTGATTCATTGTAAGTGATGTAATATAACCATAAAATTGATGGTAATATGCAGCACCAGCACTTGAACCAGTTACAACTGGATTTTGCACTCTTACAGATACAAGAGTTTTTGCTTGCCATGCACTCAATAATGAGGTATAAGATACTTGAGAAACTGTGGGTGCTACCTCACAAATTGCATCAAAATCTAAACTCATTTTTGGAGAACCAACGGCAGTAAGAACTCCGCAGTTTGTATCATCGGTGGTAGAATCTACTGTAGAATTTACGCTAGATGTACGCAAACAAACGAGGTTTTTATATGACGAACCACCAGCTACGTCAATCTCGATGTTTTGTAAAGAACCTTGAATTTGTCCCATTGTTGTTTTATTTTTGGTTTACTAAATTGTTTATAGTTATTATTTTACGAGCGACATAATTATCACCATCCCACAAAGGTACATAGTTTGAACTTGTCCTAGCCATTGGGAAGACTTCAAAATCAGCATCATCAAATCCGTTTATGCCAGTAGTTGGTATTAATATATCTAAAATTTGATTAGATATATTATCAACTTGACTCATATTATTATTTTTATTTTGTTCACTATATATTTCAATAGTTACATCAACACTACTGCTAAAATTATTATTAGTATTTCTATTTGATTCTGAAATATTTGTAATAATTGCATATTGTTCTGGAACAGTAACAAATGGTTGTTGACCATAAACTGGAACATTTCTTCCACTCCATGTAATATTGCCATTTAAAGCATTTACATATATAACTCTTACATTATTACTACAATCTTTCATTTCTTTCTAAAATGCTTTTAATTTTTGCATACAACCATTTATATCCTTCAGTTACAGATGGATAAAAATATGGTATTTGAGGTGTAGTTCCTTGTTTATTTTTTATAAATTGTTCTGCTAATTTTTGCCATTCTTTTTCCAAAGAAGGTACATAAGTTGCGGCAAAATCACCAGTTCCAAATTCTATATAAGGCGCATAATCTTTATTTGCAGAAAGTAAATATCTAAAATTAGATAACTTTCTTGCTGAAATAGATGCTCTTAATGGTCCATATTGTGCTGGCAATTTTCGTTTAGCGTTTGTTGACATAAGTTCAACAGATGCTCCCATTTCTGCATCAATCTCATTTTTGATTTTATCTGTACTTTTTTTAAGTTTAGATAAAGTTTCTTCAATGCCAGATATATGTATTTTTAATGGTTTAGCCATTAGAATACTACTTTTTTATATTGATGATAATTAAGCCCATCCCAATTAGGATATTGACTAAGCAAAGCACTTTTATCCGCATTCATCTTTTTACCCCTATTTTCAAACTGCCATGAAGTCAAAGCCAAAATATCAGTTGCCAAATCCTCTGGAATTGAGCCATAACCACATTGATATTGAACTTCATAGGTACTTTGTGAATAAAGCCACAATTTGCCTCCTATTATTTCGTAATCTACGTTTTTTACCAATAAATCCCATGAATTCATCCCAACTTTTCTTTTAACACTATCCACGCAAATTAATGGTCCGTATGGCAAATCTACCATCCAAACTTGAGGCGCAATACCAGTTGTTTGAAGATTTGTTTTGACTAATTTGTTTACAAGTGCTATCCCACTCACTTTCTCCAAATGTACCCTAGCAGCACTAATTAAATCTTTAATAACTGAATCTTCAAAATCATAGTCAATCTTCATCCAATTTTTCGCATCTGGTAATGAAACTGGCTCAACTACACCGTCAGCCAATATCGTTACCCCGTTTATATATATCGCCATACTTACTTATATTTATTAACCATTTCTCTGAACCAGGTCTCAAATTGATCAAGCGCTTCTCTCGGATCATGCTCTCTTGATCTCTCTTTTGCTTTTTTGGATGCCTCACTATATTTTTTGGCATCATCCAGTTCAGTAATTGCTTTAACCCAGCTTTTAATATCATTCCTATCTTTTATGTAAATGCCAGCCTTCCCACAATTCTCTACAAGTCCTTCGGCCATTGAGCTTATAACTGGAATCCCAGAGCAATAAGCCTCCGTTGCCGTTCTGCCCCAACTCTCATATTCACTTGGCATTAGTAGTATCCTAGTTTGCTTGTAATATTGCGTAATATCTGGCGAATTAGGCACTAATTTTAAATTTGGAAGATTTGTATCAATTTGAGGATCATAGCTTCCTAAAACGCCTAAAAATCGCTTATTTGGCAATGCACGAGCAATTTGTTCAAATATCTTACCGCCTTTGTTCTCGTTTGTGTTTATCAGAGTAATATATTCGTTCTTCGCTAGATCAATCTTGAGGTCGTAGTAACGATAATCAACGGGAGGCGTCAATATAAAGTTATCCCATTTATATTGCAATTTATCTCTAAGCCAAAAAGAGTTATACACAATGTGTTGATTTCTATCTGAGTTAATGATTTCGGGATATGGATGGCTATTATGGATAAGATGAAATACTGGTTTTTTATATAATTTGGCAGCACCAATTGTCCATCTTGTATAGTCCAAATGCGTAATAATTGCATCTCCCCAACGCATTAAATTATCAACTACATTTTCATTTGGAGGGAAAACATCCACGCCATCAAAAACATAATTATTTTTAATCTTGTATTGATTGGCTTGATGCAATAAAATTCTAACGTGATGTCCTTTGCTAATTAAGTGTTTATTGATATGGTGTAACATCCATTCAGCTCCGCATACGACCTCTTGAGGGTGCATCAATTAAGACACACCCCCAAGAGGCAATTGTGTTGTGGAGGGTATAGATGTATAGAACAAACTATATTCATACTTCTATTTTTTTAATGTTATAAATATTGATAGTTAAAATACATTCCGTATTGTCCATTATATCTAAAAGTTTCCATCATTGGAAACCGATCTTTAAAATTCATTATTGTTAAATCTGGTTGTTTATGTATCTCATAAACATTGCCTCCAACTGCATCTTGTTCCAATAAATATGGAACTGCCACCATGCAATATATTCCTTTCGATGTAATATCATCAAGCAAATTATAAGCATCTTCAATGCTTAAATGCTCAATAACATCACCAAATATCATGTATTTGTAATCGTTGTAATTAAAGTCAAGAACATCTTGAACATAAACGTTTTTATATTTATCTCGTAAATTGAATTGATCTATATAAGGCTCAAATGCCTCAACTGCATCTATGTTTGTAAAATCTTTGCAAAGTAGATCAAAATAACCGCCTGATCCTGGGCCTACATCCAATATCTTAATATCAGATGCAAAATTCTTTTGTAAATGACTTTTGAAGTTGTCTTTAAAATAGTGATATGAATATGGCATAGTAAAAAAAAGGGAGACTTACGGGTCTCCCAATATTTAAGATTAACTAACCTTAGATTGCACCATAGATACAAGCTGAAGGCTGGAATTGCATCAAATCGCAACGAGCTTCGCAACGGAAAGTGATCAAATTCTTTACGAAATCATCTTGATCGAATTCAGTTGAACGAACTGCAAGTCCGCTTTGTTGAGCAATAGAGAACTTAGTTGTGTCAAGAACATAAGCCTTAGACGCAGTAACCAAGCTATGAGGAATAACTGGAATACCCATCATTCTGATGTTACCTTGGTTATCAATTGTGATACCACCAGGTACAGAGTAAGAACCACCAGAAGGAACGGTTTTCAAAACGTTAGCCCAACCAGCGAATGTGGTAAGGATCAAGTTTGCTTGCCAGTTAGCAGCACCCAATTGAGCTACATAATCTACGAATTTCTCGGCAGTGTTAGCACCACTAGAAGAACCAGCAGTTGCGCTAGACGCCAAGTCATTCAAGTAATATGTATCTTCAGCTCTTTGGAAATCTTCAATCAAAGATTGTTGCAAATAGCTATTCAAGAAAGGAAGATCATCAACCATTTGGCGAGATACCTTTACATAACCAGCGATGAATTGCAACACTTTGTTTACAACTGTTACATCGTAATCCAATTGTGCTTTAGCAGAACCTTCAGTTTGCTTACCGAAAGAACCTTCACCAACTGGAGAGTTTCCTCTTGGAAAACTTACAGAACCAGTTGAAACTGGGATAATGTTGAAGATAGAACGAAGGTGTGGATTTACAAATGCACGAAGTGCTGGAGAGTTGATGTAAGAAACATAAGGGTTACCAGTAAGGTTAGCCGCTTCAGTCATTACGCCAACTGTTTTAAGATCCAATTCGAAATTGAAACCTTTGCCGTTTGATCTAACTGCTTCTTTGATAGAATCGTAACCTTTTACGATAGCTTCACCGATTGCAGATTTGATCTCGTTAATGTGTTCGTTGTAAGATTGTGCAACTTTTTTAGATTCAGTAGCACCAATTTTACCAAGAGCAGCTTTAGCAGCAAGAACTTCTTCTCTTGCTTCAGCTACGGTTTTGTTGTTTTTAGCAAGTTGCTCGTTAATAGCCTCAACCTTGCTTTCAAATGCTTTAGCAGCTTTCTCAGTTGCGAGAGCTACTTCAGCTTTCTGCTCGGCCATTTTAGCCTCAAGAGCAGCTTCAAATGATTTAATGTCGCTCATTTTTAATTTTTTAAAATTTATTGATAATATTTATAAATGACTCTACTGGAACTTCTTCTTCTTTTTGCTGCGCTGGTGTCTCAACGACTGCCTTTGTGCTACTCATACGTTCAACAAGTTCCGCGAGTTGTTTAACTTTTAAAATACACAAATCAATTGTTTCATCTGTAACATCGCTATTACGAATGAATTTCTCAAATGATTTGATCTGATCTTGTATTTGTTCAATGCTATTCATATTCTTCATACCTAGTAATGGAGTTGCTTCATTTGCACCCCATGCAGTAAGGCTTGATCCTTCAAAAAGCATTACTTCATGGATTTGATTTGCATCTCCACTTTTTTGCTCTCTCAATGTTTTAAATCCGATTGAATGTTCTGCAATAAGTCCACTTTCAATCATCTTTATATAATCTTTTCCAAGAGTATGTGTACCAACCTTACTTTCATAATAAAGTCCATACTCATCTTCTTTCAAAGTTTGGATTTTACCAAGTGGTTTAGATGGATCATGATTTAATAGATGCTTAATTCTTCCTTTTCCTTCTGGACCCCAATCTTGAATGGAACGCTTAAATGCACCAGGCATCATAATGTCGCCATCGCTATCTACGTTTCCAAAAGCGGAAAAATATCCAGTTACGATTCCTTGCTTTGTATCTACATCCTTAACTTCTAAGCTAAGTGATTTGTAATTGTATATCATTGAATTATTTTTACTTACTACTAATTTTCCGTTTGCATCGGTATTTTCATTGATGGCTTTAATCTCATCTGGATTATTGTCATAATGCGTTCCAATGCCTAATCTTTTTATTGTTTCCCATTTAAGTTTACCATTTGTAAAGTAAACTCTCGAATGCGGAATACCAACTTTGTCGGCAACTGCATACACTGGCTCACTATCACTTTCTTGCCTTCTAGTTACAATATACAAAGTTTTTCCTTGATCTTTTAATTGCATGGCTTTTTGTTGCCATTGCTCTTTGCTTATTGTGCCGTCAAAGTCAAAACTTACCTTATTCATATCAACCGATTTAAATTCTTTTTCGGCCTCTGGATGTTGTGCCAAATATGCTTGATATGCGCTTACTGCGTGTTCACGAGTAGTGTACATACATTCACCATCAGAAATTCTGTATTTCCCATTTGAACAAGCGTATATTGGCATAGTTTATCTTTTCATTATTAATCTTCCGTTTTCATCTCTTTTCGGAACAAAACCAACCGTACATCTACAATTGATCGTGAATCCTGCTGGTGCAGTTGGATCGCCTGGTTGCGCTGCAAGCACCGTATCTCCTTTTTTACCAGTTGAGGTAAATGGCTCATTATACGGAACAGTTGCGCCATCCATGTGAAAGTGATCGTATGAATCTCTTGGAATCCTACGAGTTCTTAAATCACGACTAGCAATCCAAACCTTATCCACTTCAAAGTTATGCAATTTTGCGCCTTGCATTGCTGCATAATTGCTAGCTCTCATTACTTCCGTTCTAGCAATCCTTCTGGCTCTCATCATTGCATACCCAAGCTCATCACTTTGTGTAATTTGTCTAGCAATCTCATCAATGCCTAACCCATCTTGCACGCCTTGGCTAATTATGTTTAATAATTGCTTTTTGGTTGTTTGCGTCATATCTGCAACAAGCATAAATCCATACTGCGCCAAAAATTGCAAAATAGTAGTTATAAAGTCATTGTTGATGCCATACGGATCGGCTGCTTTTTGCCCAGCATTTCTAACTGCACGAAAAGATGCGTTTCCAAATAATATTGCTGCTTCTCTATAAAGCTGCATCATTATTTTCATCATCTCATCATTCCAAGCATAAGCACCCATAAGCGTTCTAGCCGCACCCGTTCCATACTTGCGTATATCACTAGCAACTTTATTCACATCTTTGCTAATCGCTGCACTAAATAAAGAACTATATTTTTCATCGAGTTGCCTACGCAACCTCTCCACTTTCACCCAATATTCGCTTCTTTGCCTCGCGTTCATCGATACACTTTTGTTTATAAGCTATCCTCAATGATTGCATCATTCTCTGCTCTACTGCGCAATTGCGCTCGCTCTTCAGCTTGGGATATTTCTCCATCACTTGTTGCGTTATCTCCTCGTCTGTTGTTTGCGATGTTATCCATTCCGTTGTCCATGCCATCTTGTATATCTTCGCTTGGTGGTACAGTTAGGTCCATTACCGCTTGCTCGATCGGTATCAAACCTTGGTTAATAAATGCATACTCAAATGCACCCGATTTTTCTTGGTAATTCATTGCAATACGCTTTTCATCAAATGTCAACCAGTTTGCATCACGAAGTGAACGAACCATGCGCTCCATATCTTGCTGCATCTCTGGAAGTGCCGTAATGTCAAAGTCAATAAATACATCCTCTCCATATCTAGGAACTAAAAATTTATTCAACTCATCACGCAATTGGCAACACATTGGAATAATTGTGTTGGTAATCAAATCACGCATTGCGTTTTGATAGTTGTTGTATGATGATGTATCAACATCAAACAGAACTGCTGGAAGGCCAAACACTCTACACCATTGATGCATACTCATTCTTAGAGTGTTTACTAGCTCCATATCCACACTACTCAATCCAAAATTCATATAATCCCATGGAGTCTGCAAAACGGCTACTCTACCCTTATTATCCACTCCATTGATGTACTCATTTACCGCACGCTTAATATTCTCCGCTTGCTCAATTGTATAACTTGGTACAACATTATTAAGTGGTCTAGGAGTAATTGCACCTTTTGCACCACCGTTGCCAGTCATTGTAGCACTTGCATCCGCAGCGTTGTTGCTCATGCGAAGTGTTTTATATGCAGCACGAAGTGGAGATAGACCACGAAGATGCGTTCTTGTTGTAACATTAAAGTCTGGATTCCAGCTCTTCCACATCATCACGTTTTCTTTTGGCAAGTTTACTCCACCTCCTACCAAAAGTTTATATCCTAAAATATTGTAAACATCTTTCGGGTCAGGATAAATGTCCAAATATTGAGTTGGCAAAATATTTAATTCTGAAAAAGTGCCACCCAGTTGCCCGTCATTGCCATACACATTTCCTTCACCACTTAAAAATCTATATCCAAATAAGTTCTCAAAAAATTGATCTTGCGCTTGGTAATTGTTTGGCCTTTCCAAAAGTGTAGCAAGTGGAGTACCCATCACAATATTCTCGCTATATGCGTTTTTACGTGCAAGTAATGCTTGCTCGTATGCTCCTTGATTTGCAATGCCTTTTGATAATTGCTTATAGCGAATTAAATTTGTTCTTGCTTTCTCACCTGGGTTCATTTGATAAACATACCAAGGAATAGACGCACTCTTGCGTGCCAAGAAACTCACGATAGAATAAACATCGGCATTGCCTAAGTATCCTTCGTTGATATAACTTATTCCCGTATAATTCTGAACTGCCGAAGATGAAGTTCCAACCATTTGCATTTGATTGGTCGGATAAGGATTGATGCCCTTCTTTTTGAAAAAATCAAATAATCCCATATTGTTATATTGCACCCCAAGTAACACTTGGGATTGTTAATTTAGAATATATTGCATATCTCATAGCATCAAGAGCGTGATCGTTGAACTTAACGGGTTGATCTAGCTTATTGCCATTTCGATCCGTTTTCCAACGATAATTTTTTATCTCTTTGAGTAAATTTACGGAATCTTGGTGAATGTATAGTGGCGTACCCTTAACGGTGCGAATTCCCTCCACAACATCCTTATTTGCTGGCTTTGCATTTAGTCCTTGTCTTACCAACTCTTCAATCGTTTTTGGCTCTGCGGCATCGCAATACAATTCATCGTATCTGTCTAATCCCAAAGCTACAATTTTTTCAACTAAGTCATTTGTAGTAAGTTTTGTTTCGTATAGCATCTCTTGTACATACACCGCATTTTCATGGAATATACATTTGACAAGTGTAGAAGGTACATTGAATCCAAAGTCGCAACCATATACTATCTCACCTTCTGGCATTGTATCTGTTGTTCGGTAATGTAGGTAGATCAAGTCTTGGCTAAGTCCACGTTCACCAAGGCCGTAGATTTGCCAATAGTTTGGATCTGCATCTTTTAAACGTTCTAATTCGTCCACTAATTCTTTTGGTAGAAATGGATTGTCTTTAAATGTTGTAATGTAAAAGTCAGCATCATCACGTGGTATTACATCGTCATAAATCCAAGATGATAAATCTGATGGGTTATAGTCAATAACTATCTTACCTTCAGTACGCATGATAAGTTGCATCCATGCCTCATAAGTAAGTTCATTGGCCTCGTTGCAGAATAAATAGGTCCTGGCCCTACCACGAATCTTTTGTGGTTGATCAGCACTAACGAACTCGACCACGTTACCATTAAGCTGATAAATTTGCTCCGTTTTATTATGATTGTCTTCAGAATATATACCCAACTTAGAAAGAATGTCCACAAAGTCGCGTAGGACCGAACCTTTTATACTTGGAAGAGATTGCCTTACTATCGTTAATGTTTTTCCGTTTTCTTGTAGAAGTTTTACGATAAACCAAATAAGAATATTATAGGTTTTACCACTACGAGAACCTCCTTGCATTACCGTAATGCGCTTTTTTGAGTCTTGCAATATTTCAAAGACCTTGTTAGTTTGAAGTTTAGCGTTCATAGTCCGAGTTTTATAGAATTTCTAAAAATTTAGTAAAGGTAAACCAAGTTGAAAAGTAGGTATAAAAAGGGGGTCATTAATATTTTTGTTTAGACAGTTGTTTTATTGTTGTCAGAAATCTGTTTTTACCCCAGCCGCCGTTCAATGTTTAAACTTTAAGTTCCCCCCATTAAGTATAGACAATTTTGTCGTATTGTCATGCTTCAACGTTAAACAAAATACCGTTTGCATGATAACTAGTATTATGTTAAATAGAAATAGTTAAACAAACTGCTAGTTTGTCGCCTCCTCAAGCATCTGCACATTCGGTTTAATCACCTCAACTTGTACCTGGCTCAATTGGCCTTCGATCTTGCTTTCGATTTTCTGTGTTGGCAAGCCAATGAAGTACTGCATATACAGTTGTAACGCTCTGGCATCTCCTTGAGCTAGCTTCTCATGTAGAACACGAAATGCAGTCTCGGCCATTGGCTCGAGGCGTTCGATGATCTCATGTTCTGTCATGCGGCTTTTACGACCAGCACCTTCACGCTTTCCTCCCCAATTCTCTATTGGTTTACCAGTCTTTTTGTTGATGCGTTTGACTGGTTCCGTCTTGAATTCGATTTGTTTATTCAGGTCAATCATTCGTGTGTTTGTTTTGTTTTATGGCCTCAAGATTATGGGTATGTCCTTTCTTATCTAGTTTATCACGTTCGAATAATCTAAATGTTACCCAACCGTCCTGACCTTCTAGATCCTTGATATATTGTTGAAAATCAATAACATAAAGATGCAAATAAATAGATCCTTCTTTGCCTTTCTTTATGTAAAACCCTTTACGCTTCATTATAAGTAACAAAATACCAATGTTTTACGCTTTATTCTAAGCATGAATAAACACAATGTGAATAACTTTGTTAATAAAAAAAAGGTATAAATATTTTTGTTTAGTTAAAAATGTTACTATATTTGTGTAGTCAATATGACAAACAAATAAATCAAACCAATTATGAAACAGATTAACGAAACACTTTTGAACGTACTTATTCCAGTTTTATTTTTCGC